CAACATACTACTCTAATGTGTATGGTACTGATTCTATCGTAGCATCATCTACCTATGATTATACAGATTCAAATAACGATCCTTGGTATTACTCATTATTTAACATTAGTTCAGGTAATAACTACGTTGGTTACTCTTTATTCACTAAATTAACATCAGTATCTTACACTGATAATGGATCAGTAGTAACGGCAATGACAGGAACTTTAAGTGGTTCTACTACCAAGTACTCAGGTTATACGTATGCAGGTTATAATAATATGGTCGTAGCAACTCTTAGATCAAGAGGTATCTCAACATATAGTTCAAGTATTCACGGAACTTCTTTTGAGGTTAGTGCAACATCAGGAGTTCGATTAGTAACGTCAACTAGTTCAGGACTAACAGTTAATCCTTACTCGGATTTCCAACTTTCAGCATCAACAACTGACGGTGATACTTTTGTGTTTGACGCATCGTTGATATCTTCAGATACTAATTACATTTCTAAAGTATTTGGAAAATCCAATTTTGCTAAATCAAGAGCTGAGGTACCATTGTTTGTACAAGAAACATTCCCTAACTTATTATCATACGCATATAATAAAGGTTATATCAGAGGTATTAACACATCTTTAGTAACAACTAGTAGATTGGAAGATAGTGTTGGTGTATTATTAACAAATCAAATCTCAAACTATTTGAATCAATATCAAACACCATCATCACCTTGGGTAGTATCTGAGTTACGTGGTTCTGTTGTTTATAGATTATTCAAGTTTATGACCATTTCAGATGGTGAAGCAGCTAACACTGAAATAAAGGTTTCAATCCAAAATTTATCATTTACAAATGGAACATTTGATGTTGGTATTCGTGACTACTTTGATACTGATACTAATCCGGTATATGTTGAGAAATTCACCAACTGTTCTTTGGATCCAACACAGAATAATTTTATTGGTAAAAAGATTGGTACATCTGATGGTGAATATTCTTTGAATTCTAAATATGTGATGTTGGAGATAAATGAAGAGGCACCTGTGGACGCACTACCTTGCGGTTTTGAGGGTTATACACAGAAGACATATTCAACAAGTACAAACACACCACCACAACCAGTGTATAAAACAAAATATGATTTTCCTGGTGAAATTATCTTTAACCCACCTTTTGGAACTGCAACAGGTGATAATAGTGTAAGATCTTCAGGTGATAAGTTAAGAACAACATTCCTTGGTTTCTCATCACAATTAGGTTACGATAGTGATTTCTTACAATATCAAGGTTATAACACACCAACTAACATTTGTACACCTGACGCTATTGCTTGGGATTACGCAACTAAAGGTTTCCACATGGATAGTGGTGCTACTGTCGTTACGATTGGTAATTCATACTTATCTTCAGGACAAACAGCATTTGAGGTTGGTTCAGCGGCGTTTAGATCTGAACCTGTAAATTCTGACGATCCTTATTACAGAATTCAATCTCGTAAATTTACTTTGTTAGTTGCGGGTGGTTTTGACGGATGGGATATCTACAGAGAATCTCGTACAAACAGTGATACATTTGCACTTGGACAAACCGGTTATAGAAACGGTGTAAATCCTGATTGTGATAGTCGTTACCCATCAGCAACTGGTTGGGGTATGTTTAGACCGATAACTATTGGTGACGGTGACATTGATTACGCAAATACTGATTATTACGCTTACTTGTTAGGTATTAGAACATTCTCAAATCCTGAAGCGGTTAATATTAACGTATTTGTTACTCCAGGTATTGATTATGTTAATAATAGTAACTTGGTAGAAGATGCGATCTCTATGATTGAAGAAGAAAGAGCGGATTCTATCTATATTACAACAACACCTGACTACAATATGTTCTTACCATCATCAACAGGTGGTGATTATATTTACCCAACAAATGCGGTTGATAACTTAACTGAAACAAATATTGATTCAAACTATACTGCAACTTATTATCCTTGGATTTTAGTTAGAGACACTGTTAATAATACCCAACTTTACATTCCACCCACAGGTGAAGTTTGTAAGAACTTGGCATTGACTGATAATATCGCGTTCCCTTGGTTCGCATCGGCAGGTTACACAAGAGGTCTTGTTAATTCTGTTAAAGCGAGATTGAAACTAACTCAAGCGGACAGAGACACATTGTATCAAGGAAGAATCAATCCAATTGCTACATTCTCAGACGTAGGTACTGTAGTTTGGGGTAATAAAACTCTTCAAATCAGAGAATCTGCACTTGATAGAATCAACGTAAGAAGATTGTTGTTACAAGCACGTAAGTTGATTTCTGCTGTGGCTGTTAGATTGTTGTTTGAACAAAACGACGAGAAAGTTAGACAGGACTTCTTAGATTCGGTTAATCCTATCTTAGATGCTATCAGAAGAGATAGAGGTTTGTATGACTTCCGTGTAACAGTTAGTTCTTCACCTGAAGATTTGGATAGAAACCAATTGGTAGGTAAAGTTTATATCAAACCAACTAAAGCACTTGAATTCATTGACATTGAGTTCTTGATCACACCAACAGGTGCATCTTTTGAAAATATCTAATAGATGAAAGATTTATTAAAACAAAGAATCCTATATTCACTTATCCCCTCTTATATTAGTGAGGGGATAGGTGATGAAGGTACTCCGGATATGAAGTATTATTCGTTTGATTGGGATGATAATATTGCTTATATGCCAACTCAAATTATTCTTGTTGATGAAGATGGTAATGAGATTGGTATGAGTACTGAAGATTTTGCTGAGTATCGTACAGAGATCGGTAAAACACCTTTTGAGTATAATAACAATACTATTGTCGGATTTGCGGATGATCCTTTTAGGAATTTTAGAACTGCGGGTGATAAACAATTTTTGATTGATGCTATGAAGGCTGAAACAGGTCCTGCTTGGGACGATTTTGTTGAAGCAATAAATAGTGGGTCTGTTTTTTCAATTATAACTGCAAGAGGTCACAATCCTAGCACACTAAAAGAGGCGGTATATAATATGATTGTGAGTAATCACAATGGTATTGATATGTCACAATTGGTTAAAAATCTTCGTAAATATAGAGAGATTGCTGATATGGATGATATGTCAGATGACGAACTGGTTAAATGGTATCTTAATATGTGTAGATTTTACCCTGTAACTTTTGGTTCCGGATCGGCTCAAAATCCTGAAGAAGGAAAAATCACAGCGATGGAAGAATTTATCTCTTATGTTAAGAAAACAGCAAAACGACTTCACAAAAAAGCATTTATGAAAAATAGAGTATCAAATAGTTTTGTATTACCTAAAATAGGATTTTCAGATGATGATATTAGAAATGTTGAAAAAATGAAAGCACATTTTGAAAAAGGAGATAAAGAAAGTCCAATTCAAACATATTTAACAGCAGGAGGTAAAAAAAGAAAATTCTAGTAGAGAATAATCTTTTCAAAAATAAAAGTAAATAGAAAAAAAAATTCAGACTATTTATAGTAAATAAAAAAAATTAAAGAAATAAGACAATGGCAGATTTGTTAATGAAAGTACCTATTCCGTATGAACCCAAAAAGGCGAATAGGTTTATATTAAGATTTGATTCAACTTTGGGTATCAACGAATGGTTTATTCAAACATCTGACAGACCAAGTATTGACATTAAATCAGTTGATATTCCGTTCTTAAATACTTCAACATACGTTGCTGGTAGATTTGAATGGAAAGAACTAAACGTTACATTGATAGATCCTATCGGACCATCTGCAACACAAGCGATTATGGAATGGGTTCGTTTACACGCGGAATCGGTTACAGGTCGTATGGGTTATGCTGCGGGTTATAAGAAAAACGTGGATCTTGAGATGTTGGATCCAACCGGTGTTGTTGTTGAGAAATGGATTTTACAGAATTGTTTCATAACAAAGGCATCTTGGGATAAGGTGGATTATAAAGATGATAAGTTGGCAGGACTTTCAATCTCTTTGAGACCTGATCGTTGTATTTTGGTTTATTAATCATTTACTAAAAATATTGATCTTTTATATTTAACCATAGGGCAAACCCCTATGGTTTTTTTATGAATGACAGCATACAACACGGACAAATGGATTTTAGTTTACCTCACGACGTAATCCAATTACCATCACAAGGTATTTTTTATAAAAATAAAAAGAAGAGTGTTAAGGTGGGTTATTTAACCGCCGCTGATGAAAACTTCTTATTTTCTAACCCAACTGATCTAATTTATCAGTTAGTTAGAATAAAATTATATGAACCTGATATGAACCCTGACGAAATGTTATGGGGTGATATTGAGGCGATTTTAATATTTTTGAGAAATACATCTTTTGGGTCTGAATATAGTTTTAATGTTACCGATCCTGAAACGGGTAAACGATTTGAAACTACCATTCTGTTAGATGAGTTAAACATTAGACGACCATCAACCGCACCAAATGAAGATGGTACCTTTACCATTACATTACCGGTGTCGGGTGACATTCTGAAAGTTAAACCACTTAATTATGGTGAACGAAGAGAGGTTGAGAATTTGGTCAATCAATATCCTGTTGGTCGTACAGCACCGGTTATCACTGCTAGATTAAGAAAAATGATTGTTGATATCAATGGGGAAACTGATGCTTTGGTTATATCTAAATATGTTGAGGCAATGCCGATCAAAGATTCTAAGTATGTAAGAAAGTTCATTGATGATAATGAACCAAAACTTGAATTAACCAAAACAGTTTTAGCCCCGTCAGGAAATAAGGTGGAAGTTCCGATCACCTTTGGGGCGGACTTTTTTCGTGCTTTCTTCTAATTACAGAATAACACAATTAACACAGTTTTATAATTTGTCACGGCATAATAGTATGCAGTGGGAATCATTCCTCAAACTTCCAATATTTGTTAGGAACTTCTTACACGATAAGTTAGTAGAGGAGTTCACGCCAAAAAGTGATTAAAGGTCTATTTATTAAAATAGAATTTAGAATATATGCAACAAAATCCTGAAGACACTCGAGGTATTAAACAACTAACTTTAGAATTACAGAGGTTAGCAATTGAAGCTAAAGAATCAATCGGTACTGCGGTCGAACTTCAAAATAGTGTTGTACGTAGTTTTGCTGAAGTACAGAGAACTGTTGGTAGATTTGCGTTTACATTAAACGATGTTTCCAATCTACAATCAACCATTGGTTCTCAAATGAAAACCAATTTTCTTTTATCGGTTGATACCTCAAACGAACTTTTAATTGCGGGTAAGGCAATTGGTGAAGGTGCTGCGGGAATAGGTAAAATTGCTAATGATTTTTATGATGCGGGGTTTGCGTTATCAAGTGTTGGTGAATCTCTACAAACTGCGTCTGATATATCACGACAATTTGGGGTAAATACCCGAGCGGTTGTTAATGATGTTGCAAATAACTTAAAAAATGCAAATCAATTTGGTTTTAACACGGGTGTTGATGGTTTAACGAGAATGGCTGCACAGGCGGCGGCGTTAAGGTCAAATATGTCCTTTACTTTTGAGTTTGCTAAAAAAGTATTTGACCCTGAAGGTGCGATCGAGGCGGTTAATACCTTTCAAAGATTAGGTGTTGCGGTTGGTGATTTGGGTGATCCATTTAGATTGATGTTTTTGGCTCAAAACGATGTAGAAGGGTTACAGAATGAAGTGTTAAAAGTTACTGAACAATTCGGATTTTTGAATACTGAAACAGGAAGGTTCCAATTCTCACCTGAAGGGGTAAGAACAGTAAAAGAACTTGAGAATACATTAGGTATATCATATGATAAGATTTTCCAACTTTCTAAGGCTCAGGCTCAATTAGATGCGGTTTCTAAAGAATTACGACCACTTGGTAATATTGATGAGGAAAGTAAGCAGTTAATTGCTGGTATGGCTGACTTTAATAAAGAAAAGGGTGGTTTTACCGTTAATATTAAAGGAACTGAAAAATTAGTTTCTCAATTAAGTGCTGATGATTTAATACAACTTAAAGAAACACAAGAACCAAAAACATTAGAATCTATTGCGGAAAAACAATTAACAATATCCGAAGCACAAAGAGGATTATTGTCGTC